GTTTGTCTCTAGTACCAGATGATTGATAACTTAATATTTGAGTTCCTTCCAATGAATCATAAAACATATATAAATTTTTGTTTACTAGTTCTATGTAATTGTCAAGAATTTCGATGGGATCATGTTTTTTCAGAATTGTTTTCCCGAAATCAAGTAAAACTGTAGAAACCTTGGAAACACTGTGTCTGACACCGTCAGAAGATAATATATCTCTGTAATTACCTGCACCAAAAATTCTTGAGAATCTTCTTGCTGATGGTTCATCTACTAAAGAAGAATAAAATTTTCTATCCTTTAATTTGTTTACATACCAGAGCAGATTCAACTTAGAATTTCCTAATTTACAATTGTTGAGAACCCAAGGCACTGTTTCATTTAATTTATCAATAGTTTTGTGGGTCATTGAGAATTTTTTGTACAACCTGTTGCTAACCATTGCCCCCATATCCCAATTAAAGCTTATTTCGGCTTTTTCAGTATCTATAAAACCTGAATTTTTCAAGTAATGTATTATCTTCCAAAAGTTGTCAGGATCATATTTCTTAAATCTTGCTATATCTGCCATCCCCCCTGAGTATAACAATTCTATTGGATGGCTATCTATTCCACCTAAAAATTGAAAAGGAAATTTGGGATTACAATTTAAATTATAAACCTTTTGAACATATTTTTCGGTCAATTTCATTATGAGAAAACTCTCTTCAAAATTCCCTCCTTGTGACAACATTTCTATACTTTGTGTGATGGCAAATGTTATATCTGAACCGTAACCTGCATCACTAGGTTTAAATGGGAGTGTCGAAGCAAATTTTGGAACAACTGGAAGAAATCTATCAAAAACATATAATATTGAGAGAAATTCCAAATAAACGTCATGGTTTATTTGACTTTTTTTTATAGACAACATGTGATTGGCATTTTTTAATAACCAATCATATAGCAATACTGAAGGTCTGATACTCTCTTTTTTCTCATGATAAGAACTTACTACACTGTCATCAGAATGACATTTTGCATCAATAACCACCATTCCCATATTGTTTATTAGCATGTTGTTTCTTATAACTTCGCTAGCAACTAGTTGATTAGCTGCATGCATTAATGTTGAAAGATAATTGAATATGCCCATCACAAATGAAAATTTTACTGACATTACATAACCGTCTGCTATTTGATCCATTGCTTTCACATAACCTGTGTACTGCTTAAACTTTTCATTATTTTTCATCTTGCTAATGACATGTTCTCTTGTTATAAATTTTTTATTGAACATCTTATTTGCAAATTTATGAAATCCGTTGGTAAAATCACTAGGTAAAATCGGGGACAATCCGTGTATAAAATGTATATATTTTTGGAAAACACTATGTGGAGCCCATCTCCTGCAGTCTAAGACCCACCTTACAGTCTCGTTCACCCAGTTTTTTATGGGTTTCTCATAAAAATCAGTATGAATCAAACCATGCCTTTTGTTACTAGGGATGGATATAAATTCATTTGGTATTTTCTTGCACAACATTTTAAACATTTTTTCCAATGGATTTTGTCTAACTTTTGTATTCAAATCCATACAAAATATTTCTCTTCCCCCTCCTCTTTGAATCTTATGAACTACATGAAATATCAAATCTTTCATTTCTGATTCTGGAATTTCCAACTTATCTTTTTTTATGAGTGTGTTGCTGGTTACCAAATCAGTTTTCAAATAATTTAGAACAGTTTCTGTCAAATCTTCTGAATTAATCAGTTCAGTAACTTTTTCAAACACAATTTCATAACCTTTCTTATTAAAAAAGTTTTCTTTCTTCCAACCCCTCAAACCATTTGAATTTGCGATTGTATCCAAATCTTCATTTTTTAATTTTTCCCAATAGTTGTGTGTGTCTACTATGTTAGTAATATTACTCAAATAACCAGCCAGATGATGTCCTAGGAACTGACAGTAAACAGGATCATATTTATAATCATCATCATAAACTTCAATATCAAAATCCAAAACATTGCATCTTAGACTTAAATCATTAATTCCAACAACATCTCCATGTTTTTCATCATAATTTTTTATGTCATCTAGAATCTCCCATAAATTCCCAGCTTGTTCAATACTGCTATTTACAGGAGATTTAGTCATCATATAAGTAATGTAAATAAATGTAGTGAGATGATCGGCATTTATAAGCGGCATATCTAACCATAAATCTTTCAGATCGATCTCTTTAATTATATTATCAATATTGACTTTTCTTTTTTTATTAATACTTTTTAGTTTTTCTGCAAATTGTAAATAATTTTTTGAAATTCTAAATTTAAGCCAGGAATCTAGATAAGTGTAGTTGAAACTTGAAAAACTTGTAATTATTCCCTTAATATTAGCTTTAGCCCCTAATGGGTTGACAATTAAATATCTGCTGTTGTGCATGAATTCCTCTGTCTTTCTTCTATTATGCAGTGAAAGAATAAAGGGGAAAAGATTTAATTTTGGCATCTCCAGCTCAAAATCGCTAAATGACCTGGTGTAACTAACATACAAATTCATAAAAGTTCTATAAGATAATGAGTGATTGTCTAAGAGAACGTCCTGATGAATCTGAGACCATGGTGTTACTATTAGATATTTATCTTGATGCTTTTTGCAAAAGAAGTTTTTATTCTCCTGGTAGCCTGAAAATCTTATATCTTTCTGATCCACATAAAAAAATACCCTATAAAGTCTGCTTCTTTGATGTTTGTAAATCTTCGGCCCCCCTCTTAACAAAACTACGATATTGTTGTATCCTAAATTATCCACTTTCACAAAATCCTTATTATAAGTCTTTATACTCTCATTGAATAAAAAACCAGACAATCTCTGATTAAAATCACATAATTGCTCTAACAATGTGTTTGAAAAAAACTTATCATAAAATGTGTCATATCTTTTTGTATGTATATCTTTTAATTCAGTCAAGAAATGCGGTGAAGCAGATCGAACATTATTGAAAAGCTTGTCCAAATTCATATTATGAAATCCCGGGGCAATCAATCTTCCAAGTAATTCATTTATATAAGTGCCGAATTTTTCATTTAAAAAATCATCTAATAAACCAACCCCTTTATAACTACCTTTATTTTCATAATGCAGCATTTCAGACTCAAAGTCGGATCTGTATCGGCTCTTGGGTCCACAAGATAATTTTATCATTCTTTCATGTTTGATCCCTTTTGTGGTTCCCATAACATTTCTATAAGTTTTTTGCAATTCCACTACTTTATTTTTTATGTTTACAGCTTCACTAGTCTTGTTAGTCAACTCTCGAAATGGACAGTGTTTTCCTCCATTTAATTCCATAACTTTATAAAACAATTTTTTATTTTCTTTAGAAAGTTTGTTCTTTATCTCAAGAATCTCCTCAGTAATATCCTTTTTATTTACAGGGCAAAATTTTCTGTCAATAATCTTCCTCAAAATACTTTTGGTGTAATCACCTTGACCACATTCAATAAAAACCCTCAACATATTTTCATTGATATTATCAAAGTTGGTGTTTTCAAGATTATCACTAACAAAAGGGTACAAATAGGTGGGTTTGGGTTGATAATAAAAATTTGTTGTTTCTTTAGAATTTTTAATCTTTAAATCCTCATTAAAAATTTCTATAGACTCTCTAATGTGATCAGAGTCCACATCACAATTGCCTAACA